TTTTTCAGCATCTGATAGGGAGGTATCAAGTTGGAATTGAAGCATATAGTTAGAACGACCCATAGATGCTTCACGTTCTATTAGGTCGTCATTGTCAAATCTATCTGGGTCGGTAACATCCCATTCTAGAGCACCATTATCTAAATCGGTTTGTATTTGAGGTGCTAGAAGCCCTTCGTATTGGGAGAGCTTGTCTTTTCTTGGGTATCTACTTGGCCAGACCAAGGGACGGTAGTTACGCTCAGCCAACTTACGATAAACAGTAAAAGTAGTCTGAGGAGTCCCGAGATACATAATACGGCTATCACTTTTCGGCGTGAGGATGGATTCTGCTTCAGTACAGAGTTGAAGAAGTTTTTCACGCATTAATTCGGTCATGGAGTTTCCAGGAACTTCGATATCGTCCAAAATCATTAAATCTGCCCTGCTTCCTGTTAGCTGTCCAGTGATGCCCACCGACTTTACGCTTGGAGCTTGGTGAGGAGAACAGTTTACGTCGAAGCTGATGCGAGACCAGCGAGAATCGTCTGATTTGGGACGAAGATGTTCTAGCCATGGTGTTTCAATGATTAGTTTTTGTAAGAAGATTGACATGTTATCAGCCCGTTCCTTAGAGGCTGATATGATCATAATTTTTCTTTCTGGATCGTTAAAGAGAGTCCAGAGGACGAAGGCTCCTGTGATCCACGACTTTCCAACGCCACGGAAAGCTTGTATCTGAAGACGCTTAGGTCCATTTTGAAGATAGTCTGCGATTGCATATTGTGCACGGGTTGGTGAGGGTAAGTCGAGTTGGGACCATAGTGCTTGCAGGAAGAGTTTAAAATCCTCCTGTAAGGCTGTTATGGTATCGTTCATAAAGTAGATTCAATTAAAAGATTTTTCTCTAAATTTTCTTTTCTTCTTTTTTCATTATCTTCTTTTCTTTTTTGATTATCTCTTTTTCTTCCTTCAATATATGCCCGTATACTTTGCTGGTTTTTCTCTTGAATTTCAGGTTTCTTTTCATAAGTTACAACTTCTTGTAAATTACCTTCATCATCTACTTCGTTTTTAACAACTCTTTCTGTATGGAAGAAATCTGCATATCCTGTATCCATTATAAGCCTTTCATTTACACTTCTACCTGTCTTTTCTTTAACATAAGCATTAACTCCTGTATAAACAGCTCCAGCTAATAAACCTTTCATAACAAGTGGTGCACCTAATAATGTCCCAGTACCTTTAACAACAGCACCTGCTTTTGGAAGTTTAGTAGCAAGTTTAAATGCACTAATCGTACCACCTGCTCTAAGAAGTTCATCTTTTATAACACCAGCTGATTCTAAACCTTCTTCTTTAATAACTGTTAAAGGGTTTTCACCAGCTTCAATTCTCTTCTCAGTTTGAGCGACATTAACTGCAATGTCCGGATGTAATAAGTCTCTAGGATCAACTAATGTACCTGCAAGACTTTTACCAGTATTTATAACAGTTGCAGCACTACTAGTTAATAGACCTTTCTTTAATAGACCTAATTTTCTTACATCAAAACCTTTAGCTAATGTATCTCCATATCGTATTCTATTATATTCTATTTTAGCTTTATTTATAGCATCAATTGGATGTAAGCCTTCATTAGCTTGATATTGTGCAGCTATTTTTTTAATAACAGGTATTTGATCTTTTATATTTGTTGATTTAATTCTAGCTTCATCAATTTTAGGTATTTTATTAGGTTCATTTGTAGGGTTAGCGTGTTGTCTAGCTACTGCTGTTGCATCTTTAGTACTTTGATCAGTAAGATCATACCATGCGCCCATTTCGTCCCAAATAGATCCTGGTTTAGTTATATCAAAATTCTTTGTAAAAGTTGTTCTATTTGCTTTATTTAATAAATCTTGAGTAGGAGTTAATGATGTACCAGTTTGAGCTTTCAGTTTACGTGCAGGTAAATTCTCTGAATCAAACGCAGTACCACCACTAGCTTTAACAGAATAAAATGGACCTTCTTTACTTCTTAACCAATGTACTGATCCAGGTATATTAATATGTTGGTTCCTTAATAACGCTGTATAATTCTCTGTTTTATCTCCAAAAATACGTCCACTTTGATGAGCCCATTTTTTAAATGTATTATATTCTTTTAGACCTTCTTTTAAAACTTTAGATGAATTACCAGGGATCAATTTTCTAATTGATTCGTCTATAAAAGGACCATATTCTGATATACCTTTTTCATGATGAATCTGTAATGCATGTCCTGTTTTTGAATCATAAAATTGTTTACCTGTATCTTCTAGTCTAAGTTTAGTCCCAGGAGAACCTTCAGTTAAAAATTTAGTTCTCCAAGCTCGCACTTGAGAACCAACAGCTGATGATGTTGTTATTTCATTCTTTTTATTAAATCTAACTTTAAATAAAGGTTTACCGTTCCCCCAATTCGCTTTAGTTGTATCTCCAGCTAATAATACACCATGTTTTTTTTGAAATGTTTCCCATTTAGTACGAGGAGATCCTTCAGTAGATTGATGTTTTAACCATAATTCTTTATACTTAGCTTCTAATTCAGATTGATTTAAATTAGGATAATTTTTATTAAAAGTAGATTTATTCTCTAATTCTAATTTAAAAGTATTATCTGCCATTATTTACCTTGACCTCCTCCTCTACCTCTATTAATCTTTAAACTTTCTCTTTTATACGAACCGTCTGGTT